TTCATTACTAACTCTAGTTTTAATTTGAGCGAATATAATATTATATCTCAAATTAAAAGGTGGTATGGTAGTTCTACTCATATAGATCTGCAATCAGAAATTTTAGATCCATCTGTAGGAATGCTAATGATTAGTTTATCACCAGAAGAAACTATATTATTAAGACCTGGCAGATATGTCTATGATGTCGTTATGATTAGTCCTCTAGGAATTACAACAAGAGTAATTGAAGGAATTGCTTTAGTTAAACAAGGAGTTACTCGATAATGGCACAAGATAGAACTGGGCAACAAAACGCAATAAGAGTAATTTCTTCATTATCTGCCGGAGGATATTCACAGGTATCAAGAAATGTAATAGGTGGAATTGCATCAGTAACTTCATTGACTGTAACTGGAATAAGTACATTTAATGGTGATGTTTACATAGATGGAAATCTTTATATTACCGGATCGGAGATTATAGATGGAGGAACCTATTGATGTCTAAACCAGCAAGCAGACAAGAACTTGTAGACTATTGTCTAAGGCGCCTAGGTGCCCCTGTATTGGAGATTAACCTTGCCGATGAACAAATAGATGATTTAGTCGATGATGCCCTCCAGTACTTCCACGAGAGGCACTTTGATGGTGTGGAAAGAATGTATCTAAAATATAAATTCACTCAAGAAGACATTGATAGGGGAACTGCATCAAAGGGTAGTGGAGTTGGATTAGTAACCACCACCGGAACATCGACAAATATATCAGGTCTCGGAACAATTACCTCCAATTTTTACGAAACATCAAATTTTATTCAAGTTCCAGATTCTGTAATTGGAATTGAAAAGGTTTTTAAATTTGATTCTAGTTCAATTTCCAGAGGTATGTTTAGCATTAAATATCAATTATTCTTAAACGACTTATATAATTTCAATTCAATTGATTTATTACAATATTCGATGGTAAAAACTTATCTTGAAGATATTGATTTTCTTTTAAGTACTGATAAGCAAATAAGATTTAATAAAAGACAAAACAGAATGTATCTTGATATTGATTGGGGATCTCAAAATTCGGATACTTACATTGTAATTGACTGCTATAGAATTTTAGATCCAAATACTTTTACTGATGTTTATAATGATAGTTTCTTAAAGAAATATCTGACTGCACTTATGAAAAAACAGTGGGGTCAAAACCTAATTAAATTTAGAGGAGTTAAATTACCAGGAGGAATTGAACTAAATGGTAGAGAACTTTATGAAGATGCCGAAAAAGAATTAGAAGATATAAAACAGAGAATGGTACTCGAATATGAATTACCACCTTACGATTTTATTGGATAATAATGGCACTAAACCCCTTTTTTCTTCAAGGTTCACCAAATGAACAAAGACTTGTTCAGGAATTAATCAACGAGCAGTTGAGAATTTATGGTGTAGACGTAATTTATATTCCCAGGAAATTTGTGAGGAAAGAAACTATACTCCGAGAGGTTTCTTCATCTAAATTTGATGATAATTTTGCATTGGAGGCATATATAAACAATTATGAAGGATATAGTGGTCAGGGAGATATTCTCTCAAGGTTCGGAATGAGTTTAAAGGATGATTTGAATCTGATCATATCCAAAGAAAGATACGAAGACTTTATTGCACCATTCCTTGAGGGTGATAATGATGAAGAAATTGTCTTATCGTCAAGACCCAGAGAAGGGGACTTAGTATATTTCCCATTGGGTCAAAGACTATTTGAAGTTAAATTTATAGAACACGAGCAACCATTTTACCAACTAGGTAAATTATATGTTTATGAACTCAAATGTGAACTATTTGAATATGAGGATGAGGTTATTGATACAACTATAAGTGAAATTGATACTCAAATTGAGGATGAAGGATATATAACCACACTAAGTTTAATTGGTCTTGGGAGAAATGCCAGTGGTAGTGCAATAATTGGAAGTGGTTATATACGACAAATAACATTAAATAATGATGGATATGGTTATACTTCACCACCTGTGGTAAGCATATCTTCTGCACCACTAGGAGGAACGAATGCAATTGCAGAATTAATTACGGAGGTAAATTCTGGGGTTTATTCAATAAAAGGAATATCATTAACACATGCAGGTTCGGGTTATACTTCAACTCCAATCATTACAATTACCGGTAATGGAGTTGGCGCAGCAGCTACTTGTGGAATTGAAACTTCACAATTTGGAGTTATTTCTATAAATCTTACAGATAATGGTGTTGGATATTCAACCGCACCTATCGTAACTATTGTTGGTAATGTTGGTTCGGGAGTAACCGCAACGGCAATATCATCGGTAGTTGGAAACACACAGAGTGTGTCTTCTATAAGTATTACAAATACTGGAATAGGTTATACTGTTAGTCCCCAGGTAGTCATTAATGGACCACCAATTCTAACTGGAATTGGAACTTATTTATTTAATGAGATTGTAACTGGGTCTAGGTCAGGAACAACAGCAAGAGTCAAATCTTGGGATTTTGATACAAAAATTCTTAAAGTTTCCTTTGTCAATAACGTAACACCCAATGGATTTTTCCCAGGTGAAACAATTGTGGGATCAATTTCTAATGCTCAATATTCCGTAAACACTTATAATAATTGGAATCCTTACGATAAATATGGAGATAATTTACAGATTCAGACTGAAGCAGAGTCTATTTTAGATTTTTCAGAATCCAACCCATTTGGTTCCTATTGATACTATAAATACATAATACGGTAATGATTGAATAAACGGGTACAAGAAAACGCTAGGAACCTATTTTTATCACCAAATTATTAGAAAAACTGTTACGGCATTTGGAACTCTTTTTAATGATATTTACATAGAGCATAAAAATTCATCTGATGTAGCAATCAGTCAGATGAAGGTTCCTCTTGGATATGGACCTATACAAAAGTTTCTTGCTCGTATTGAGCAACAATCTGAATTGAATAAGGCAATTCAGATTACTCTTCCTAGAATATCATTCGAGATGACTTCTATTCAATATGACTCCACAAGAAAGGCGAATGTAACTCAAACATTCAAAACTTGTGGTAATGGAGGAACTATAAAAAAGGTTTATATGCCGGTTCCATATAATATTGGATTTCAATTAAATATTATGACAAAGTTGCAAGATGATGCTTTACAGATAGTAGAACAGATTCTACCAAACTTTCAACCATCATTTAATTTAACAGTAGATTTGGTAGATTCTATTGGAGAGAAAAGAGATATTCCAATAGTTTTAGACAGTGTATCATTTACAGATGATTATGAGGGGGATTTTTCAACTAGAAGAAACCTAATATATACCTTAAACTTCACCGCAAAGACTTATCTATTCGGACCAATTTCAGATAGTTCAGATGGTCTTATTCGTAAGGTTCAGGTTGATATGTATACTAGTACTGATACTAAAAATGCCAAGAGAGAACTGAGATATACTGTGGTTCCTGACCCAATAGATGCAGATCCTGATGATGATTTTGGATTTAATGAAACATTTGAGACATATGGCGATGCTAAGACTTATAGTCCAACTCAACAAAGGGACATTTGATTCATTATGAAAAATAATTATGAAGATTTGGATAAAGCCCTGAATATTGAAAGTAGTATTATTGAGGTGGAGAAGACAATCACACCAATTGATATTATTCCTACACAGAATAATGATATCAAAAAAGATTACGAATATACGAGAGCAAATTTATATTCATTAATCGAGAAAGGTCAGGAAGCCATTAATGGAATTATGGAACTTGCCGGTGAAGGTGGAAGTCCAAGAGCATATGAAGTGGCAGGACAACTTATTAAAAGTGTTGCAGATACTACGGATAAACTTATAGACTTACAGAAAAAACTGAAGGAGGTTCAGGAGGACAATACCAAAGTTGCAAATAATGTTACAAATAATGCAGTATTTTTTGGATCTACTTCAGAGTTGTCAAAATTACTGAAGCAAGGTTTTCTAAATAATAAAGAATAAATCATATTTTATAAATGGGATCTCTTCGAAAATGGTTCAAGGGTTCAACATCAGTAGATGGAAAACCTGGTTGGGTTGAAGTAATTTCAGGAGAACCTTGTGCTCGTGAAGAGGGGGAAAAAGGAACACCAAAGTGTGTGTCTTCAGAAAAAAGAGCAAGTATGACTAAATCTGAAAGAATATCTGCACAGAGAAGAAAAAGTACCACAGACCCGAATCAATCGGAAAAATCAGGATCAGCAAAACCCACTTATGTTTCCACAGATAAGCAAGAAAAGAAAATGAACGAAGAAAAAGACATTAAAGGTAGGGGGAGTGGTAAAAAAGATGCTTGTTATACTAAAGTGAAGTCTAGATATGATGTTTGGCCTTCGGCCTATTCATCAGGGGCCCTGGTAAAATGCCGTAAGGTTGGTGCATCTAATTGGGGAAATAAATCAGAATCGATAAATTTATCATCAAAGGATTCACTTTCCGAACAAATGGGTATGATGCGTTATTGTCCCAAATGTGAGAAAGATGAGACTAGAGATGTATGTAAATATGGTCCAAAGTATTGGGATATGTTCTCAGTGCCTTCAAGTTTGTCTCCTAATCAGATGAAGTTTAGTATTGCTCAGGTTCATCCTGCTAATGAATCTAAGGAACCAGATCATGAGTACTCTATGGCAAGATCTGAACTTTCTACAATTATTTCTGCTGCCAAAAGACTTCGTGGAAAATTAAATGGTGAGGGTAATATTGAGGCATGGGTTCAATCAAAAATTACTAAGGCGGCGGATTATATTGATGCCGCCGCTGATTATCTAGATAGTGGAGAACATGATGTTCAAGGATCCATGGATGAAGCGTGTTGGAAAGGTTATAAGCAAGTTGGGATGAAGAAGAAAGGTAAAAAAAT